GAAGACCTTAGGCTACATGGCAGACAACCACAAGCCAGAAATTTGCCGCGGCAAAAGGAGACCAACCAAGCATATCATCCAGTTGAAGAATGGCAGCAGGATATATTGCCTTCCGACTGGTTTGACGGGTTATGGAATCAGAGGTTACACAATTGACTTGTTTATAGCTGATGAAGCTGCATTTATCCCTGTAGAGGTATTTGACGCTATGACTCCAAGCTTATCTGTCTCAAAAGGTAAGATTATCTTACTTTCTACCCCTTTTGGGAAGACTGGATTCTTTTATGACGCTTTCAAGGAAGATTCTGGCTATAAAACCTGGCATATTCGATCGACCGACTGTCCTAGACACACTAAAGAGTTTTTAGAGTCAGAAAAGAAGGCTAAGACAGATCTAGTCTGGGCTCAAGAGTACCTTGGGGAGTTTGTAGATGAATTAAGGCAGTTCTTCCCAGATGAGCTGATCAAGAAGTGTATGACTATTGAAAAGTCGCAACCATTTCCTTTCAGTATTGCAAACAATGCAAAGTTCCTAGGTGTCGACGTAGCACGAATGGGAGGCGATCAGTCAGTTCTTTTCAGTATTGCAAGGAATCCTGACCAAACCCTCTTCCAAATTGGCATGGAAATAACCACTAAGACCCTTCTTCCTGCTACTGTTCGGTTAATAAAACACTTAGATTCTAAGTATGATTATAAGAGAATCTACATAGACACTGGAGGACTAGGTGTTGGAGTGTTTGACCCCCTACTAGAAGACGATCAGACCAAAAGAAAGGTAGTTTCAATAGACAATGCTTCAAAAAGCATTGACTCAGACGATCGGCGCAAGAGACTCCTCAAGGAGGATCTTTACACAAATCTACTTAGACTTATGGAACAAGGTTCTATATCATTGTTCAATGATCCAGAGATATTCCAGTCCTTGAAGTCAGTCCAGTATGAATACAAGGACGCCCGAATCAAGATATTTGGTAATTACACCCACGTAGCCGAAGCGCTGATCAGGGCTGCTTGGTGCACCAAAGACAAAGCTTTAAATATTTGGATCCGCTTTAATTAGTATGGCTGAAGATGGAACATCTAATGTCAACGCTTGGCATAGACACCCTGTAACAGGTGAGATGGTCGAAGTTTCTATGACTTTGAAGGAAGCTATCGAGCTTGACTTATTAAGGAGGTCTAAGAAGTAATGGCTGATACTGGAATATTTGCAACAACAGCAGAAGTCCAGAGGAAAGTCCCTGTCGGTGCTTCAGCAACCGCTAACGTAGAAGCTTATATTAATGATTTTATGACTCAAGCAGAGTCATACATTAATACAGTTACCAAAGTTAATTATTCAGATACTTATGCTGCACTTAACGCAGATGTTAAAGGTATTTTGAAAGAGTGTGCTTCTAACCTTGCAGCTATATATGTAGTCCAGTACGATCTTACAGGATTTGACACGCTAGCTATAGCTCAAACTCACCTAAACATATTATGGGACAGAGTACAGAAGTGTTTAGCAGAATTAAAGGAGAAAGACAGAACAGACTTTGTCAGTGCAGCTTAATGGTATACCCAACCCCCTTCTCAACATCCGCAGAAGAACTGGTTACTTTTAACTTTGTAGAGAGAGTGCTAGGAGCACAAGTTACCTTGTACCTTAGCAGGGCTACAGACTCAGCAGCAGTAGAGAACGCACTATCAGGAGTTCCTTTATTCTCTGAACCTCTAAGTTCAGATGTAACAGGAACAATCGGAGGAGTAGACCCTAACACAGAGTCTTGGGACTTTGACATAATAGTAGACAAATTACTTATCTTAGAAGGAAAAGCTTATTTTACATTCCTTCACTCAATTACAGGAACAGCTACAACAAGGACAGGATACACTACAATTAAACTTAGAAAATGGGATGGAACAACAGAGACAGAGATAGCAAATGTCCGAAGTAGAAGTATGGCAACAAGTGGAACACAAACCCAAAGAGAGACTGTTATTATAGATGTTCCTAAAACAAGATTCCAGAAAGGAGACTATGTAAGAATTTCAGTAGAACCAACTGCCGATGCAGATGGTGGCGGAGCAGGAGCAACAGCAGTTTACACAATTTATCACGATCCAGAAAATGCAGCAGTAGGAGGGCTAGACTCAGACTTTATAGCAATATTGCCGATTCTAGCAGTTAAACAATAATGGGAGATATGGATTTAAGCTCAGCAGCAAGTAGCGACATGACCAATGCAGTAGACGACGTAACAGTCGACACAGTCAATACAGACGCAGCTGGAGGTCAGAAAGAAACTACTTGGCAGAATAGTAAGTGGTCTCAATACTTAGGTTACTACAAAACTATCCCTGAAGTAAAGATAGCTATAGACACAAGAGCTACATGGACTGTTGGTAAAGGCTACAAATCAGATTCAAGAACTAGAATAACTTTAGAACATTTTAAAGGAATGGGTATAGATACATTTACTTCAATTATGAAGAATCTAGTAATTAATAGAAGAATAGGTGGAGACGCCTTTGCAGAGATTATACGAGATAGAGAGACTGGTCAACTAATTAACCTTAAACCATTAGACCCAGGAGCAATGAAGATAGTCACCAACAAGAAAGGTATAATCATAAGATACGAGCAAATCTCCAAGACAGACCAACCAGACAAGAAGTACTCCCCAGATAAGATATTCCACCTGACAAACAAGCGAGTCGCAGACGAGATCCATGGAGTTTCCGATATTGAAGCGATTGAAAATATAATCCTTGCAAACAATGAGAGCTTTGACGATATGAAGAAGCTGATGCACAGACACGTCAAGCCAATGAGACACTTCAAACTATCAACTGATAATCAAACTAAAATAGATGAATTTATCGCCAAAGTAGATGAGATGACCAACAAAGGTGAAGATATGTATACTCCACAAGGCACAGTAGACTTTGAGCTAGTAGCCGTCCCTTCTAACGCAACTCTAAACCCGTTGCCATGGAGAGAGCATCTCCGCAACTATTTCTTCCAGGTTGTTGGAATACCACAGATCATCTTGGGAAGTTCAGGTGAGTTCACCGAATCAACTGCCAAGATAGCATACTTGGCTTTCCAACAATCTGTAGAAGATGAGCAGTTAGACATAGAAGAACAGATGTGGAATCAGTTATTTATAGAAATAAACTTTGAGTTCCCAGCAAGCCTACAGAATGAGCTAATCTCAGATACTAAAAAAGACGGAGAAAATCAGCAAGTAGATTTACAGCCAGCTGACGCAACAATAAGTATGGGAAGTGGTACATAATGGTAGACTTTTTAGATAGATTTAGACGAAAGAAACCAAAAGAAGAACAAGAACCAACACAAACAACACTTGCAGGACAACAACTGCTACAACCAACAGACCCTTTTGCACAATCAAGAGTGTCTACTTCAACAGCACCAGAAGCACCTATAGACCCAACACGTCATTTTCAACCAAACCCAGATGGAACAGTTACTGTCACTCAAACAGGAGCGTCAGGAGTGCCAGAGACATTTACATTATCAGCAGAAGAGCATAGAGCATTAGATCCATTTCCATCAGGAATAGCTAGACCATCACCACAAACAGAGAGACTAGCAGAATTACAGGGAGAGCGATTTAATGAAGTTCTAGCAGAAAATAGAAGACGCTTATTTGAACAACAAATAGCAGCATTACAAAATCTACCTGGTGAGAGAATAGCCCCAGCCTTCGGTCTTACAGAAGAGAATATTATTGGTTTAGGTGTAGATGTAGCTGGTAGAGCAGCTGCAGGAGGAGCTGCAGGAGCAGCTGCAGGTTTAGCAGGAGGAGCAGCCGCACCAGTTACAGTACCTGTAGCAGCTGTAGGAGGAGCAGTTTTAGGAGCTGGATCGGCTGTAGTAAGTACATCTAATAGAATACAAGCTAACCGAGACGAAGCTATACAGAAGGGAGCAACAGTCAGACAGAAAGAAGAAGAGATTATGACGGATGCTGTCAATTTTGTAAATCAAGGAGGATCACCAATACAAGCAACAGCTGAATTTACAAGAGGAGTAGAGAATTTACAGACTCAAAGAGCTTACCTAAAACAAGCTACAACAGGTAGCTTCGGACAGGAGCTAGCAAAAGGACAAGATGAACTTTGGGAAATTGAAAGAGTATTAGAGTCAGATGTTCCACGACTACAGAGTTTATTGCAAGATGCAATACTAGCACCTGACGCTACAAAAGTTCTAGTAGCACCTAGAATAACTTAATAATCATGGAATTAACAAAAGAATATGTAGTAATATGTGCGATACTATCACTAGCAGCAGTCGAGTGTGTAGCTCTAGTGCTAGGATACAACGGACAGCTACAGAGACTTATGATGATCATTATAGCTGGACTCGCAGGGTATGTAGTACCAGCACCAAAAATAAAATAGGAGGTAATCTAAAATGTCAGAAGTAGATGGAGCACAACGATTAAATGTATTGGAAAGACTAGCAGCATTAGCAATTATAGCATTCACATCAGCTGGATTCGTATATTTGTTCAAAGATTTCCTATATAACTTATTATAATAATGACAGAAGAAATTAAAACAACGGTAAAACCTGCTGAGCAGGTTGATCAACCGCAGCAACAGCCATCCTTGGTTTTAGATGCTGTTAAAGCGGCAGAAGAAATGAAGAAGCAAGTAGAATTAATGAAAGCAGAGAACGACAGAGCAGATAAACGCTTTGCACTACAACAGCTAGGTGGAACAGCAGAAGCAGGAATACCACCAGTTCCAGCAAAGATTGATACTCCAATAGAATACGCTGATAAGCTACTAAAAGGAGAGGTTAATCCTTTCAAAGAAGATGGTTTTAAGTAGAGAAGATATAGAAAAAGAGATAGTTGCAGCTGAAACTTCTATAAAAACAGCAGAGACTATCAAAGCTTTGAGCCAGATAACTCTCAAAGCCTTTCAAGAGGAACTTAAGCACCACTCTGAAGTAGCTAAAAACAACAAAACTTAAATATATCCAGAGGTCTTTATTATATGGCAAACGAAGCAGTATTAGTACAAGACCTTGAAGATAGAAAATTAGAGGTCACAGTTGCCGACGGAGCGACCATAGAGAAAGGAACAATTCTAAAGTTATCTGACCCAAACACAGGTGCAGCTAGTTCAGCTGACGGTGATATCTTTTTAGGAATTGCACTTGCTGAAAAAGTAGCTAATGATGGTCAGACTCGACTTGCAGTTTCCAGACACGCAGTTTGGGATATAAAGGACTCTGGTGCAGGTATTACCGCAGGGGAATTTGTAAAGATTGCAGGGGCAAACTTAATTGCAACAGCAGACGATGACCAGGTAGAAAAATCTGGTGAGGTCGTCGGAATGGCTTTACAGACAGCAGCAGCAGCTGAAGTTATTGAAGTCCTAGTCGGAGGATGGGGATAAAATGGCAGATACAGTTGGACAAGCAGACATAAGAGGCGAGAACATAGACAGAGCAGTCAAAGGATTTGCTCTTAAAGAATTTAAACTTAAACAAGTTTTAACTCTAACAACTTCTAGCGCATGGACTGAAACATACTACAGAGAAACAGCAGCAGAACTAACAGCTAACGGAGAGACATTTAGTGTACAAGGTGTAGCTAGACTAGCAGCATTCCCACACGTTGATCCAAGTTGGACCAAAGTACAAGGAACACACGTAAAGTTCGCAGCAGAAAGTAGAGTTTCAGTTGAAGACAAACTAACAGACGCTATTGACGTACAAGCTAGAACAATCCTTAGAGTAGCACGAGCAATTGCAAGTGCAGTAGATGACTATATTTACACACAATTAACAGCAGCTACAGGAACATCAGGAGTAGTAGCATCAGCAGATGCATGGGACTCAGCAACAATAGCTAACCGAGATGCTATTGGAGACATCTTACTAGGAATTGCAGCAATGCAAGAAAACAACTATGATGTACTGAGCAATGGTTACTTACTATTGTCACCAAAAGATTACTCTAGTTTACTAAGAGATACCAGAGTTATAAACAACCCTAGCTTTAAGACAGCTGACGTCGTGTCAAACGGTGTAGTTGGTATGATTGCAGGTTTGAAGATAATTGTATCTAACAGTGTAACAGCTGACGAAGCAATGATTGTATTCGGTCAAAGAGCAGCTACTTGGAGAGGAGCAGTTCCACTTACAAGTGCAGTGATAGAAGATAAAGGCATAGCCTTTACCATTAGATCATGGGAAATCGGTCACATACAAATTACAGACCCTCAAGGATTATATACTATCACAAATACACAGGCTTAAAATGTCAAATCAAGGTAGCGCACTAAGAGGAAAGAAATGGTATAGCCTAAAGGCTTTAGCTCATTTCAAGAAAGATGGCAAGACAGAAGATTGGATCAATAGCCAGCCAGGTATCATGGAAGACATACAAGCATATGCTGCAACATTACCTAAGCCAGCAAAAACTAAAAAAGGTGATAAGTAATGGCAGCTGGCGACTTGACAGCTAGCACACCAACACTTTGCACAGGTATTGCAGCAATCAAGACCCACATAGATACATTGAACTTAGCAGCAGTTACAGACTTCATAATGGTTGTACCTATACCAGAATCAAACAACCAGTTTGCAGTCTTTAAAGTAGAGAGGGCAGCAGCATAATGGGAGATGAAGTCAAGCCCTTCTTTATTACTGGCGAGCTAAGAGCAGAGAAGTTCGGTATATCAGGTACACCAGTAGCACAACAGACAACTATCGCAGATCCAGCAGGTGGAGCAACAGTAGACGCAGAATGCAGAGCAGCGGTTGTTGACATAATTGCTAGATTGAAAGCGTTTGGGTTGATTGCATAAACCCAACCTTTTTATATTTTTAAATTCTAATTATCTTATGGCTAGCTCTAGAAAGATAATGAATATGTTTGCCCCACCTAAATCTAACACAGTTTTTGTTGAAGGTTACAAGTCTAAGGGATTGCTAGAACATGGAGACGCTAGAACTTCTAGCGGAACATTCTTAGGATTATCTGACACACCTGCAAACTTCACAGGCTCAGGAAACAAAGTTTTAAGAGTAAATTCAACACCAGACGCAGTAGAATTTGCTGAGATGGAAGTTTCAGAAAGCGCAAGTGATCTAATTATTAATAATCCACAAGCAGCAAACAAGAAAATTATATTTCAAGTAAATAGTGCAGAAGTTGCAGTATTTGATGATAGCGCAGCTGCAGGAAGAACTCTAACAATGGGTTCTGGTAGTACTCAAGCAACAATCAGAGCTGCAACCGGAGATGATTTATTTATAGGTATTGAAGGAAATTCTCAACCACTAATAAAATTAGATCAAAGCGATAGTTCAATAAGAATAGATGTCGGAGCAGGGAAGGATATAAATATCAGAGAAGGAACAACTGAATTTTTAACTCTTAATAGATCTGGATCAAAATATGATTCTGATGTAACAGGTTCTGGTACAGCTTGGGAGTTTGATGTTGCATCAGTTGGTGCAGCAACAGGAGTATTCATAGACGCAGTAGGTCTAACAACAGGATCAGCCCTAAAAATTAGAGGAGATTCTGACACATTAACAACAGGAGCTTTAATCAAAGTAGACGCAGGCTCAGCAAGAACGGTTAATTGGTTAAGTCTTATTGAAAATGTAACAACTTCAGAAGCTTGCACGTTAAAAGTAAGTGGAGATACAAACGGCGGTGACGCAACAAATCCATTATTGGCGATCGGTAGTAAAATACATATGTATACTTCTGGAACAACAGGAAACTTTGCTTATGGAACTACTGACGTAGCCAGAATTACAGGCAATAGATTTGAAGGAACAAATACCAACTGTTGGTCTTGTGTTAATGAAGTTCCTAGCGCAACAAATCCAGTATTTACATTTATAGATGACGCAGACACTGGAATAGGCAGACACTCAGCAGATAATTTAAGCTTAATTGCTGGCGCATTAGAGGGCTTGAGAGTAGAAGACCCTGCAGACTTAGGCGCAAGTGAAACTAGCTTATGGCTTTATGATGATGATAATGGCACAATGCAACAAGTAACAGTCGGTGCAGATGATAGTGGTGGAGTAGGATTTAAACTCCTAAGAATAGCAAATTAATAATCATGGAAATCAAAAGTTCAACATTGGAGAAAGTAGCAGTCCCAATATCTGAGACTGAAACAGAGGATCGTGTAAAGGTCACAGAAGTTTTGGAAGAGACTCGATCACAATTATATTCTGAGGCACAAATAGACCAAACTATCCTAAACCTGCAGGGCAAGATTGCCAAACTCCAAGAAATGAAGAAAAAGTTCAGTGAGTAGTGCTACTAAAAGGTAGCCAGACTAGATTTATATAGATGTAGCTATACTGTTTACTATGGAAAACAATACAATTGATGTCGGTGTGAATTGGTGTGAGAAACACAAAAAGAGCTATATGAACTTTTGTGTGGATTGCATGGATGATCACTGGGAATTGAGGAAATCAATATGGTAGAATGGAAAGAAGTAGAGTCAGGAGGCTTCTGGCATCCTGAAGAAGGAGATGAGCTTATCGGTACACTCGTAAATACAAGAGATTCTAAGTATGGAGAGATGTATGACATTGATAAGGGTGATGACCACATTGTAACTGTTAGTAGCTGGGCTATCCTGAAGAAGAAGATGGCCAAAGTAACCATTGGTACAAAGGTTAAGATTGTGTTTAAGGGAGTGATACCAACTGTCAATGGTGTAGCTAAAGACTTTGATGTCTTTGTGGAGGCTTAACATGGATCAACACGATATATCTAATATGCTGCTTGCTGTCATAGCTTGGTGTATGGTTATGTTTTTATTTATTTAATTCTCATCTCGTGGCTCGCTGGAAGATGAGGAGCGTTCTAAACGTTGCTATGGGAACGAGGCGAGTCAGCACCAACTACACGAACAGTTTAATGTAGCAGAGTTCAGAGCTCATTGGTGCTTTCCCTGTTTTGCTTAATCTCAGAATCGGGATGGTGGACTGTCGCAAAGACGGACTCAAGTACTGTCGAGGTCATACTCGATGGTGCTTTATAGTAGTTTAGTACTACTTGCTAGCTGGTCAGTCAGCTAGCCATAAAGTATAAATACAGCCCACGTTATAGACTTGCAGAGCAAGTCTACCACTCCAGTCGAATTCTATCCTTTCTTAGTATATGTAGCCCCAGCTAGCAAGTGATGCTGATGGTGGTGGGTTGCCTGTTTATTGGTTATGTAGCTATTGGTTATATATAGCTATGTGTTACTACTGTCCCTATACAGTGGTAACTATACTAACTATACCTGCTATCTTATCTTGCCACTAACTACTTGCCACCCTGCCTACTAGCTATGTATGTGTAGCCTGGCTAGCAAAATACCAATACCAGCGACCCTTAGCGTCGCGGTAGTGTGTTTTTGAACGTTCTTCCACGAAATTTTCTAAATATATATATATATATGTCCGACTACTTTCTATACTCAAATTTGTGAAATACATATATGTTAATTATATATATGTTTTACAAAAACGTTCTAATAGATTTCTTACTCTATATATAATATATATAGATAAGTATATATATAAGTAAGTTGATAGGTAGGTAAGATGGGAAAGTTTACATATGAAATGGGTTTAGAGATACAAAAAGAGGTTGCCCAGACCATGCAAGGAAAGATCAGTAGAAGAGACCTTGCAAAGCTAATCATGAGAAAGACTGGTACAATGCAACCTTGGTGGATTAAGAGCCACTTACAAAGTTTGACAAGTTCAGGTTTATTCAAGCTGAACTTAGATAGAGACTTCGAGGTAGATCAAGATGACTAACGGATCTGATCTAATAGAGTTTGAAGAGCAACATATGGAGGAGCTTGTTAGAGTGTTTATTGAAGAAAAAGAAGAAGAGTGGGCTGAATTTGTGCTAGAGCAATACAACGAGTACAACGCAGGTCTAGTATGACCAACGCTCTAGTCTGCCAGAGATGCTCCTTCTGTTCACACACTTGGGAGAATCGCGATGCCGGAGGCACGTCTAACGAGAGCTGGGAGAATCACATATTAGCCTCTATGCCGATAGCCTGCAAATCGTGCGGCCTAGGTGAGTACAAGATTGTCAGGAATGTAAACATTGCACTATGGTGCTTGGAGTGTGACAAAGTCCCTCCTAAATGCAAATGCAAGCAGAATGCATGGAACGACATATAATACAGGTTATGGGAAAAGCTAAAGTACACAAAATATCAGGCAGGGTCATACAGCTATACAAGCTAAAGTGTCCCTTCTACGACCATACCAACATCTACTATTGTTGGAATAGAAGAAAGGGAGATTACGAAGCCTGTCATAGATGCAACTCTCTGACTGATAAGTCGGTGCTAGATGCCAAATAAGTACTATATTAAAGGTTATCGTAAGGAACTCAAGCTAGTAAATCTAGCAAGGAGAGATGGCCACATAGCCTTCCGCACCGCAGGGTCTCACTCCCCTATAGATGTTTGCAAGATAGACAGAGAGAATAAGGAAATTACATTCATTCAAGCAAAAGCAGGTTATATATCTGATCCAGAGAGGAAGAGAATAGAAGATCAGCTAGACTTCCTTAAAGGCAAATGGACTGTAAAGTTTGAATTACTATGAAACTAGAGCTAGACGACTGGCAGCAAGAGGTATTAGCCACAGAAGGCAAGCACAACCTAGCTATCCGAGCAGGACGCCAGGTTGGCAAGTCCACTGTCATATCTATCCTAGCTTCAAACTTTGCAATAAAGAACAGAGATAAGCTAGTTATGATCGTAGCCTCAACCGAGAGGCAAGCACAACTCTTGTTTGAGAAGACCTTAGGCTACATGGCAGACAACCACAAGCCAGAAATTTGCCGCGGCAAAAGGAGACCAACCAAGCATATCATCCAGTTGAAGAATGGCAGCAGGATATATTGCCTTCCGACTGGTTTGACAGGTTATGGAATCAGAGGTTAC